GCGTGGTATCCAGACTACTTGGGTATGGTTAAACGAGACGAAAGAGCATTCTAAAGCCGTCTTAGACATGTTAGACCTACGTCATGGTCGTTACCCCTCTCCTAAAGAAGGTGTGCGCCCTACACATCATGGTATGTTAGGTGATTCTAACGCCCCTGATGAAGATCACTGGTATTTTAAACTTGCTGAGATTGAACGCCCTGAAGATTGGTCATTTTTTAGGCAGGCGGGTGGAGTTATCAAAGATGGTGAGGGTTGGGTAATTAATCCTAACGCTGAAAACCTAAAGAACTTGCCTGATGGTTATTATAAGCGTGGTCTAAATGGTAAGACTAACGACTGGATAAAGGTGAATTTAGCCAATGAATACGGTTTTGTATCGAACGGTAAGCCAGTACATCCTATGTACACTGATAGCGTACACTGTCAACACATGGATGACTTTAAACCATCCTTTGATTACCCTATCGTCTTAGGCTTTGACTTTGGTCGTACACCTGCGTGTGCGTTTTTACAACGAACTTCCGTAGGAAGATGGATATGTTTCGATGAGATGGTACTTACTGACTCTGGTGCTGTTGATTTTGCACCTACACTTAAAAGATACATTGAAGAACAATACCCTGACCACAAATTCTCAGGGTGGGGTGATCCTTCTGGCAACAATAAGAACCAATCAAACAGTGATACACCGTTTCAGATAATGCGAGCCGCAGGTATTCCCTGTCAACCTACCCCTACAAATGACCCATTGAAGCGTAGAGCCGCCCTAGAAGTGCCTATGAAAGAGATGTGTATGGATGGTAAGCCTAGATTCATTGTCTTACCTAAAGCCTCTATGATCCGTAAAGGTCTACAAGGTGGGTTCTGCTACAGAAGAGTACAGAAGTCAGGAGAACACTACACTGATGAACCAGATAAGAATGAATACTCTCACCCTGTGGAAGCCTTAGAGTACGCATTACAAGGTGAAGGTGAAGGTAGATCAGCACTACGTGGTACAGGTAAGTTTACTAAACCTGTCAACGCTAAAGTGAACTTCAGTGTGTACTAGAATGTATATTGTATTCACTAATGATAGAGATCACTGGTGGAGTAGATTCCTGAAAAAAGGGATTAGGCACTGTTACATTGTAGTCCCTTCTGCTGACCGACTTATAAAGTTTAGCAAATCTACTGAATCTATTGAGTTATTCACAACTGATGCAGAAAAAGGTATAATTGACAACAATTATATTATATGCAGTTTTGTGCCAAAAAAGTGCAAAAGATCGCTTTTCATGCTCAATACCTGTGTAGGACATACCAAGCAGATACTAGGGATAACAAATCCTTTTATACTGACACCATATCAACTATATAAGTATTTGAGGAAATCACATGAAGCGACCGAAGCCACCTCGTAAAACTCCGCAAGAAATCGCTATGGAAAGAAGAACAGAGCGTAGACTTGATGAAGAAATCGGGCAAACTGAAAGCCGTCTGAAAGCACAAGCTCGTGGCACTGTTGGTGCTAGATCACTACTCACTGGTTTTCAAGGCAGAGGTACTATACGGTGAAATTACCTTCTGAGTTAGGCTCTCTTGCTGATCTGAAAAAAAGAGAAGCTAATGCGTTTAAAAGATCAACACACTGGCATGATACATTAGAAGATGCCTACGAATACTTCCTTCCTAACAGAAACTTGTTTGAGACAAATGTTGCAGGTCAAAAGAAGATGGACAAGATCTTCGACTCAACTGCTCTTGAAGCTATCCAACAAGGTGCTAGTAAGCTACAGGAAAACATAGCCCCCATCTGGTCACGATGGGCTACGTTTGAACCATCGCTTCGTGTAAAAAAATTACTTCAATCGGGTGAGTTTGATGTGTCAGAAGAAGACATCAGACGCAACCTAGAAGAGCAAGCAGAAGAAGTCTTTGATTACATCAACCGTTCTAACTTCGCTACACAGTTCTATGAGCATGCACTAGACCTATTGATTGGTACTGGTACTCTTAGAATTGATGAGGAAGATAACGATGATATGCCGCTTGTATTTAATGCCATACCGCAGAAAGGTATTGCGTTTGAAGAAGGTCCGCAAGGAAGTGTTGAGACACACTGGCGCAGATTTAAAGTTAAAGCAAAAGACCTACCAAGAAAGTGGGCAGGGTTCAAACCATCACCCACAATGGCTAACTTAATCAAAGATAAGCCTGACACTATGGTAGATGCACACGAAGGTGTTGTTTATCTGCCTAAGTCTAAGACGTATTACGGTTGCCTATGGGTGAACAAAGAAGATCGCGTTTCGTGGATGGAAGACTTCGGGTCATCATCACCGTGGGTTACAGGTCGTTACTCTAAGGTATCAGGTGAAGTTCGTGGTCGTGGTCCTGCTTTACAGGCTCTGCCTGATGTTAAGTCTCTCAACAAGGCTAAAGAGTTTACCCTACAGAAAGCCGCTATCGACCTAGCAGGTATGTACACGGCTACTGATGACGGTGTGACTAACCCCTACAATATTAGTATAAGTCCGGGAGTTGTTATTCCAGTTGGTTCTAACAACAGTGCTAACCCATCATTAAGACGTTTAGATACTGGTGCTAACCTACAGTTGTCACAGTTTGTTATTAATGACCTACAAATGAGCATTAAACGTGCGCTATTCAACGATCTACGTGATCCTACTGGTGCTGTTAGATCAGCTACAGAGGTTGCTATCGAGTCGCGTGAACTAGCAAAACGTATAGGTTCTGCATTCGGTCGCTTGCAAACTGAAGTATTAATCCCTATTATAAAGCGTGTTGTTGCTATATTAACTCGTAGAGGCATCATTCAGCCACTACAGTTAGATGGTAGAGACATTGATATCAAGTTTATGTCACCACTAGCAAGACAGCAGGATAGTGAAGACATTTTGACTGTTCAACAAGCTGTACAGTTTGTGCTACAGAACGCAGGTCCAGACGAAGCTAAGATTGGATTCAAGCTAGAAGACTTTGGTACTTGGGTTGCTAACAAAGCAGGTATGCCTGCCTCACTAGTAAGAACTGAAAGTGAGAAGCAAGCAGTAATACAAGCAGGAGCGCAAGCCGCACAGATGGGCATAGAAGGCGAGAAGCCAATGCAGGGACAAACAACGCTTTGAGTTGGGACAACATAGATAACGCTAAAGTAGAGGCGGAATCTAAATACGCGGAAGAACAGAAGATAAAATCCATTGAATTAGCTAAGGCTTACAGTGGATGTTTTTCTACGCCTGAAGGAAAGCGAGTGCTTGAAGACTTAACATCACGTTTCATATATAACAATGACACTCCCTTTGAATCGCAGAACGTAGACTACGAAGCGGCTTACCATAACGGTGAGTCAGGTGTAGTTAAGTATGTGATCAATTTAATACAACAAGCTAAAGTAAGAGGTTAATATGTCCGAAGAACAAGCCGTAGTAGAGGAATCTACAAGCGATACCTTGTTAGACAATGCTGAACCCACGATAGGTGAGAACGAGTATTTTCTAGCTGAAGGTATTAAGGGTACTGGTGAGACACCAGATTGGTATATATCAGATCGATACAAGTCAGTAGCAGAGCAGGCTAAAGGTTACGCTGAACTTGAAAAGAAGTTTGGTGGATTTAGAGGCGCGCCCAAAGATGGCTATACAGTTCCTGAAGGTATTGAGTCTGATGATGCCTTACTAACTGAGCTAACAGATTTTGCTAAAGATACAAACATGTCTGATGAAGCGTTTGGTCGTGCATGGGAATTATTGTCTGCACAAGAGCAAGCTGTAGAAGAAGTTTCGCAAGAAATGGAAATGCAGAAGCTAGGTGACAACGCTACACAACGACTAAAGACTGTTGAAGGGTTTTTGAAGAACAACCTAGATGCAGATACTTACAGTGCGGCACAAGAACTAGTCACAACTGCTGACAGCGTAGCTCTAATTGAAATGATTGTTAAAGCAACTATGCCTGCCAAGCTACCAATCGAGGGTGGTGAGCATCCACAAGGTCTTACGTGGGCTGATGTAGAAGCAGAAATGTTTAGAAAAGATGAAAAAGGTAACTTGTTACGCAGTACCGATATTAACCATGAGCGCAAAGTTCAGCAGATGATGGCATCATTTGGCGGTTAATGTTTACAAATATGGGTGTTCGGTGTTATAATACGGCATCGAATACCCTTTCTAAGGCTCGATAATTTAGGTTGGATGCTGACCAAAATTTATTGGGCACTCGGCTAAAACCTTGAAAAACTATTAAATTAAAAATCTCTTTTTCGAGGATATTATAATGAGTATTAACTTATCTCCAGTAGCTGTTACTGAATTTGACAGCATGGTAAAACACGCGTTTCAAAACGCATCTCTCCTTCGTGACACCGTAACTGTACGTAACAACGTAGTTGGCGACACTTACAAGTTCCGTGCAATGGGCAAAGGTCTAGCTAATCAAAAAGCTACCAGTGCTGACGTTGATCCAATGGATGTTGCACACAGCCTTATTACAGCCACTTTATCTAACTGGAATGCTCCAGAGTACACTGATGTATTTGATGCGGCTGAAGTAAACTTTGACGAAAAACAAGAACTAGCTACTACTATTGCAGGTGCATTAGGTCGTAGACTTGACCAACTAGTAATTGCGGCTATGGATGCGGCTACTCCTACTGCTGTAGGTACTACTACTACTGGTCTTCTTGCTTCTGACTTGATTGACGCTAAAGTTGCGTTGGTTAAAGCAGGTGTTGGTTCTGGTGATCTTACTGTTGCTATCAACGGTACTGGTCTTGCAGGTCTATTAGCTGATGAGAAAGTATCATCTGCTGACTACCAAAATGTTAAAGCTCTAGTAAATGGTGAAGTTAACACATTTGCAGGCTTCAATGTTGTTGTTCTTGAAGATCGTGCAGAAGGCGGTCTAACTGTTGCTTCTGATGTTGTTAGTGCTTACGCATTTGACAAATCTGCAATTGGTCTTGCTATTGGCATGGACATGAAAACTTCTATTGACTACGTTCCACAGAAGACTTCTTTCTTGTGCAACGGTATGTTGAAAGCAGGCGCGGCTGTTCGTGATGTCGCAGGTCTGGTTGAAATCAAGTATGACGCAACACCTGCCTAATTAGGCTTATAAGGGGGGTTCGCCCCCCTTTTCTTTTTCTACATAAAGGTAAATCATGGCTAGTAAAATAGGATTAGTTTCTAACGCATTAATTTTAATAGGTGGTTTGCCAATAACATCTCTTACTGGCAACTCTCGCGCACAGGTCGTAGCTAATAACTTATACGACAACATAGTCGCGCATGAGCTTACTAAGCACAGATGGGGCTTTGCTAGGAAGAAAGCACAGTTAGCTAAGATAAACGCTGACCCTGTAGGCACTGAGTATTCATCAATGTATCAGTTGCCGTCTGATCTACTTACACTAATCAAGTTAAATCCTAATTTACCATATCAAGTTCTTGGTGATCGTGTGTACTGTAACTATAGTGGTGACTTGTACTGCGATTACATTTATGACGTATCTGAAGCTGATTACCCTGCATACTTTACCAAGATGCTTGAGTACGCTTTGGCTAAAGACTTTGCCCTCGCTATAAGTGAGAGTGCAACCATTAAAGACGCAATGGCTAGAGAGTATCTAAATGCCTCTCAGATGGCGCGTAACACTGATTCGCAACAGCACCCAACCACACCTATACAGAGCAGACCATTCCTTGATGTGAGGTTCTAATGGCTAAGAGTAGCTTTTTACAAAACAACTTCACAAGTGGTGAGCTGTCTGAGCTAATCAAAGGTCGTACAGATATTGATCAATACTTCAAGGGCATGCAGTTAGCTGAGAATGTAGTAACCGTACCGCAGGGTGGCGTTAAGCGTCGCATGGGTACTGAGTTTATATCTCATGCGCCTATCATGGTTGATGAAATAACAAGCTATACAAACACAACAATGCCTAATAACACTAATACTTCAGAATATCCATACTTGTATAATGATAATTTAGAAGCACAGGTAAGCACAACTGCAACTGTTACTGGGGCAGACTATGTTGTTTGGACTACAACTATTAATGCTACAACTACTAAGAAGTATGTTGATTTATTTCAATTACAGCTTGCAGGCACAGGACATCAAGAGGATACGTTTGACATTGAGTACAGAGTAGGTGCAGGAGCTTGGACTAAAGCGGCAGACGTACCAACTATTTACTCTGACTTTCCGCAAAACATAAGAATTGATGTTAATGGCATTGGTGGGACTGGGGCTGATGGGTGGCGTTTAGTTCGTAAAGCATCTTCAACTGCGCCATATAGCTCGATTAAGATTGCTGAGATTCGTATATTCCACGAGCAAACTGCTGATACTCCAGTCTATAAAGTACACAGCTTTGATGTTAGTAAGACTGACTCGTTCTTGCTTGTGTTTGACCCTAACAACATTGCGGTATATCGCGTAACTGACACTGCTACTACTAAGGTGCAGGACCTAATGCACTACAATGGTAGTGACTTGCCTGACCGTGTAGCTGTTAACGAGAACATATTGCTAGGGTTTCATGAAAACAAACCACCGCTAAGAATCATACATGACTTTAATGGATTGGGTAGGCTAGAGATAGATACGCCTACATTCCAGAATATCCCACAGTTTGATTACAATGATTCGCAAAGCCCTACGCCTACTAGTGCTGTATTTACTATTGACTTACAGCATCACAAGACTACTGGCTATAGATATAAAATAGAAATCAACGGTATAGAGTCTAAGACTTTAACAAGCTCTAATTCAGCGCATACAGTACAAGAAGAAGAAATAAGACGCATAGTTCAGGATATGCCTTTGTTTGGTGATAATGGCGTATCTGTGTCACATACTAGCGGGCATTTATACACAGTAACTTGTGCTAACGAATCAGCAATTACCTTGACTACAGTGCTTGCTTTTGCTACATCTGGCGGTACAGGGGCTATCGCTACAGCCATTATTACTGCGGGTGTAACTAGAAAAGAAGATATATGGAGCGCAACACGAGGCTATCCACGTAGCGGTGTATTTGCTAACGGTAGATTATGGTTTGGTGGCACTAAGTTAAAGCCACAGAACTTATTAGCATCTAAAGCAGGCTCATTCTTAGACTTTGAAATAGATCAAGGGCTTGATGATGAGGGACTATCCTTTACTATCAACGGCTCTAAAAGCAAGATTATTGATGTGTCTGGTGGTCGTGGCGTACACGTATTTACCGAAAGCGCAGAGTACAACGTAACAGGTAACACCCCTGCTACTATTACTGCTGAACAGCAAACACAACATGGTAGCTTCAGTGTTGACGTACCCACTATGTCATTGGATGGGGCTACACTATTCATTGATGGCACTGGAAGAAGCCTAAAGCAGTTCTTGTTTAACTTTAATGAGAACGCATACCGTAGTATAGATTTATCTGTATTAGCCTCTAAGGCTATTGTAAACCCTGTAGATATGGATGTTGTATCTGCTGTATCTGCTGAAGACGCTAACTATGTATTTATTATCAACGGTGACGGTACTGCTGTTGTCTTAAACACTTTACGCGAACAAGACATCAATGGGTTTACCAGATTCAATCAGAATCGCGACACGCTCGAAGTAGGCATAGACTTTGATACGTTTGAGCAATGTGTTACTGTTAACAACGTATTACACGTTATCACTAAGCTAGATAAGAACAGCGTTACATTTGATCACGAAGATTACTGTATTTGCAGAATGTCATTTGACAGCTTGATGGATTGCTCTAAGAAGTTTACAGCACCAACTGGTCAAAATTTAGGCACTGCATTTGGCTCTACAGTAGACACAGGATTAAAGAATAGCAGAGAAGTACAATTATATGTACGTGGCGGAGCTACTGCTTTGACTGATGACCATCTTGTTCTTACTGACAGATACATGAATAACGGTGTAGTGACGCTAACTGCTGATGAGCAAGCATTGTATGGCACATTAGAGATAGGTTATAACTTTGTATCTAAGGTTAAGACCATGCCAATTGCTACAGCTAAAGGGTCAGGTGCTAACAACAACTTGTCACAGAAACGTGTCGATAAGATGAATATGCGTGTTGTAGAAACGTCAGGCGTTAAGATTGATGGAGTGCTTACAGAAGTAAGGCAAGATACTGCAGATGGCTTTTTAAGCTCCTCTAAGCCCACTACAGGCATTATAGAGGATAGCAATGGTGGTAATGGGTGGAATAGAGAAGTCGCGCCAGAGATCACTGTAGACGGTCCTACGCCATTTAATTTATTAGCAATAGATTATGAAATAAGTTCATAAAAGAGGTTAACGATGTTTTGGTTATATGCGGCAATAGGTGCATCAACGGCAGTCAGTGCTTACGGTCAGTATCAAACTGGCAAAGCGCAACAAGAGGCGTTAGAGCGTCAGGCTGAAGAAGAAAAGCTACGCGCTAAGACAGAAGAGCTTGCTAGGCGTGAAGAGCTTAATCGTACACTTGCGGCTAATCAAGTGGCTATGGCTACTAGTGGTATATCTGGCATGACTCCAGAAAGTATAGCTTTGGAAAGTGCTAGAAAGGTTGGTGAAAGTGAGTCAGTAATTGCTCTCAGTGAAAGCCTAAAACAAAGACAGCTTAGAAGACAAGGTGAAGCCGCTAGGTATGCAGGCACTATTGGGGCGGCATCTACTATACTATCAGGGGCTGAATCAGCGGCAAGGGTAGAATAAATGGCTATAAAACCTATTATAAGATATGGCAAGTTTACACCTACTGACGTAGATCGTTCAGCAGAAACTCGTATGCGAGCATTGGCGGGTCTTGGTGAGCAGTTACAGGAAATGGCTATTGGCACTGCTAAACGTGTTGGCGAGGCAGAAGCCCCAAAAGAAGCTGTACGTGCGGCAGAAGAAGCAAGGAAAGTTGATCCTGAAACTGGCGAAGTTACATACGCAGAAGTTGAGGAGCGCGGTGCATTTAAGTATGGTTCAGCACAATATAACCAAGCATTGAACGCTACAGTACGCAGTCAGCGTGAGCAAGATAGTCGCGCAAGAATAAACGATCTTAAAGAAACTTACAAAGAAGATCCATTAGGATTTCAAAACGAAGCAAGCTCATACTTAGATGGGTTGCTAGAGGGTGCGCCAGAAGAAATGCGCCCAACAATTAGGCAAGATGTAAGTGATCGTATATTAACTGCACAAACAGCTATCAATAATGCTTATGATGTTAAGCAAAAGAAAACAGCAATAACCGAGCATACAGGCAATATAGAAGCAGGAGTAACTGAAGCAACTCGCCTAGCAAGAATGGGAGAGTTAGATGCCCTTGCTGTAGAAAAACAATCTGTTTTTGATTCTATTGATGCAAAAGCTTTAGTAGACGAAAATTTTGACCCAGTAGTTGCTAAACAAAAATTCAATAATTTAGTTAATGAGCAATCTCAATTACACAAAATTAACACGTTGTTTGACCAAGACCCTGAAAGTGCATACGCTTATCTTGATGACTTGAGAGGAAAAATACCTAAAGGCGTTGACCCGGATAGTTGGGATAAGTTTACAGCAGGCGCACAAACTGAGTTAGGCAAAAGAGCAACTGCAAATGCAATAAAAAACAAACGCAAAGCACAGCAAGATCGAGAGTATGTAGACGGTGTAGTTGCTCAGATAGGCATGGGTACAGCTAATCCAGAAGATGTGCAAAAAGCTATTACAATGTCTGAAGGTACAGATCAGGCAAAAAATATAAAAGACGCACAGGAAGTTGCTCAATATTCTGCACAGCCTACTAGCGAACGAACAAAACTTAGAAATAAAGCAGAAGAGTTAGGCAGAGAAGGCGCAGAGCTTTTAGTTAAAATGCAAGCGCAAGAATACAAAATTCAAAAATCATTAGAAGAAGACCCAATGGGTTTAGCTATACAACAAGGTGTTGCTGACTTAGGTGACTTCAATCCGTTGAACCCTACGCCTGAGTCTATTGAATTAGCTAAAGAACAAGCGGCAATAGCATTTGAGCATTATGGTACACAAGTTCCTATATTAACTGCATCACAAACAACACAGTTAATTGAATACTTTAATAGCGAAGATATTACTGCTGAACAACAGGCGGCTATAGCGCGTGTATATGGTGCTGACTCAGGAATATGGAGTCAATTTTCTAAAGAAAATGCACGAGTATATGCACAAGGCGCAACGCATCCTGATTTAACAGTATCTACAGGTATATTTAAAGGTAATTACAGACTGAAACAAGGCAATGTAAAGGTCAAAGGTACAGACAAATCTGATGCAGAAGATATTTTTATTAAATATATTGGCAGTGATACAGTCCCAGATGCAGACGCAACAGCCTTGTATGAAGCTAGTCTCGCATATTATGCAAGCACAGTTGGGCAAGGCGCAGACTTTGACAAGGATGCTTACAAAAGTGCTGTTAAAGCTGTAACAGGAAATGTTGAAACTGTGCGTGGATTTAAAACTATCTTGCCTAAAGATGTATCGAGTGATGATTTAGAAAAGTATTTTGATAATATGTCTGAACTTGAATACCGAAAAATAGCAGGCAATAAACCAGATAATCAAGTTAAAATGGACTTAGAATTAATTAGAAATGCTGACAGAATTGTATCAATCAAAAATGGTAAGTATTTGGTTACTCACGCAAACGGACAATCAGTGTTTAATGCAAACGGAATGCCGTTAGAGTTTGCTGTAAATGCTGAAACTATTAGTAACAACATGTTGCGGACTGGTAAGACTCTTGGTCAGTATAAAGAAGAGCTAAGAGAAAGAACAGCAGAAAAACAAGCCGCATTAGCAGAAGCGCAAATGAATGTGCTAGAACAAAGAACAACACGCTTTTAATTGAGTAGAGATATATATGCCTTTATTATCAGAACGTGGTTACAGAGAAACATTACTTAGTCTTAAACCTATAGACTATGATGCTCCTGATGACCCTACGTTTTTTGAAACCATGCAGGCTTCTTATGGATTTGTGCGAGATGAAGAAAGGTCCAACTCATCTTTGTTTAACAACCAAGCATATTTTGACAGAAAAAATACAGTTCGTCAGTTAATAAAAGACGGTATGGATTTTGACGCATATACAAATAGAAATGGTGCGTTTAACTATGACAAGTTAGCTGAAGATACTGGATTAGTAAAAAGCAACAGAGAGCTTTTTGAAGAGCGTAACAAGATGCTTGCAGAGCGCAGAGAGCGTAATCAAGATGTCATGGAGCGCGGCAATGGTTTTGCTCAGTTTTTAGGCATGGCAGGCTCTTATATGTCAGACCCTATTAATATAGCATCATTGCCATTTGGCGGTGTAGGTGCAGGGGCTAAAGGTCTTAGTGTGTTAAGCAGGTCAATGCTAGGCGCAAGAAATATGGCAGGCGTATCATTAGCTTCCGAAATGGCTATACAGCCTTTAGTTTACTCGCATAAAAATGATATTGATTCACCATATACAGTTGAAGATTCATTGCGCGTAATAGGCATCACAGCTATTACAGCAGGCGTATTAGGTGGCGGTGTACAAGGCGTTGCAGGTTATTTGGCAAAATCAGCAGAAAAAGCGGCAAAGTATTTAAGCGTAAGGGAAGGCATATACACTAAGCCACCAATAAAATGGCAACCATCGATTATTGAAGGAAAAGCCGCAAGCATTCCAACAGCTAAAAATATAGAGATTGTTAGAACAAAATTGTTCAATGAACAAACTAGCAAGCTAACTGCCACAGCAGGCGAAAGGCTCACAGTGCCAGAAAGAAAAAAACTAAATGGCGAACTTCGTAGCCTAGAAAGAAGACTAGAGTTAGATTTAGATAAAATTTCAAAACGCTTAGCTAAAGAAACAAAAGCTGCAAAAAAAACTAAAGACAAAAAAGCATTAAAGGCTAAAGCAAGCGCGGAAAGAAAAGCATTACGTGATAAATACAATCCTTTAATAAAAAGAACACAACAACAAATTAATAAAGATGCTGAGGCATTAGCGGCACAATCACAGCTTGAGCGCATTAAGCAAGGGCAAGTACCGTCACTAGATGCAAAAGTACAAAAAGAACTAGATGACTGGATACAGCAAAACAGTACACCAGAAACACAATCTGTTTATGCAATAGAAAAAATAGCTGAAAATTTGAGATTGCAAAAGGGCTTCAGAGCCGAGGAATTAGCTTTAGAGGCGTTTTCAGGGTTTGCAGAGGGTACGGTCAAGTCTATCGATGAGGCGCGTCAAATCGCAATACAGTCGCTAAGAGATAAGCTGAAGACATTAGATGCAGATAGTTCCAGTGCAAAAGAGGTTGATAGCCTGATAAACAAGTTAGAAGCAACAGATGATGCTGAAATAGCATTTAACGATTTGTTTAAAGCTAATATAGAAAAAGATTTACGCATTCTTGAAAACAATGAAGCTGTAAGAGAGGCTATAGAAACTTATACAGTTAAGCCAGAAGAATACATGCCAAAGGCTAAACCGCCTGCACCTAAAGCTAATACTACTAGCTTGCAAGATGCGGCACTAACTGAAGCAGGCTTTACTAAAGCATATAATGAGGAAATAGCTATCTACAATACTTTGGAAAACAAAAGATTATTTGATTTAGACGAAGATGGAAATGTTGTCTTGACGTCTGCTGATGACGTAATCAAAGCTATAGATGATGATCTTGAAGGCTTAGAATCAATAATGAGGTGTTCGCGTGTCTAGTTTCAATTATTGTATAAATGAAGCTGTTAAAAGCAAAAAGATTAGCAAAACAATGGCTGATGAAATACTTGCCGCACCTGATCAAGCAGAAATGATTAGAGATATTGCTGAAACATTATCACGCGAGCGAAGAGAAAAGGTTGTAGATGCTATACGTTTATCTAATGCAATAGAAGCCGCAGAGTCACACCCAGAAGGACTGGGTGCAGGATTGGCATCTTTGATGGGCAAAGATATAACAGGTAAAGCTAAGTATGCAAATGTAGATTTTTTGCAAAAAACATATACTAATAAGTTTCTTGCAGGTTGGGCTAATGGTTTAGAGAGATTTAGAACTACTACCTTTGGATTGTCACAAGATAAAGAAGGCATTAATAACTTTATACGCGCATTGCATGGCAAAGCTGTAGATGATGCAAACATAATGCAAATTGCAAAAGATTATAACGTAATGATGGAAAACATACGTTTAGATTTTAATGCGGTAGGCGGCAGTATCAGCAAAAATGAAGACTGGATATTGCCACAAAAACACGACATGACAAGAGTCTCTAAACTGTCTGAAGATGAGTGGGTTGATTACATAAAGCCTTTATTAGATAGAACAAAAATGCTAGATGATTTAGGCAAGCCACTAAATGACGCACAATTTGATGAAGGTTTACGATACACCTATCAAACCATTACTACTGGCGGCATGAATAAAGCGCAGGGATTAAGTGTGCCTAGAGGTCTTGGTCGCAAACTGTCTCGCAAAGGTAGTGAAAAAAGGTTTTTATATTTTAAAGATGGCGATTCATGGATTAGCTATCAGAACAAATTTGGTAGAGGTGATATATTAACAACGATTACTGACCACATACAAGACAAAGCAGGCGATATTGCACTCATGCAAGTGCTAGGGACAAACCCTAAAAATATGTATGAAGGGTTAAAAAACTATGCAGTACGAGAGTCTCAAAAACGAGGCAAACCTTTGGGCGGAGCAAAGCTACAGTATTACGACAACTTATATAAAGTGATTAGTGGTGAGGTAAATGGCGGTCAGGTAACTGGAATAGCTGATACTATGCAAGCATGGCGTAATGTAGAGGTTGCATCTAAACTTGGTGGCGCGGCACTAGCATCGTTCACTGACGTAGCTACTACTGCAATTACTGCTAATTACAATAAAATGAGCGCGACTAAAGTGTTTATGCGACAAGCGCAGTTACTTAAAGAGCAAGCCGCAGGTGGTGGCGAAGAAGCCCGCAACGTGCTTGCAAGAATGGGCTTTGTATTTGATACCACATTAGGCAGAGCGCATAGTTTAAATAGATACACTGATACATATGGCTCTGGAACAACAGCTAAAGTTGCTGAAGTAACATTGCGTGCATCAGGGTTAGAGGCTTGGACACAGGCTATGCAAAAAGGCTTTACTATGGAGTTTGCAGGAATGTTGTCTGATAGCTTCAAAAAGTCATTCGATGATTTAGAGTTTAAGGAAGTGCTAGAGCGTTATGGTATTACTAAAGAAGATTGGGATGCATTTAGAAAGACTGAAGTGCTTGACTTTAAAGGTGCTAAGTTTGCTAATGTAACATTAGATAAAAGCATGAAGTTCCATAGAATGATACTACAAGAGATGGAATACGCTACCCCCACTATGGATGCTAGAACGCAAGCTATTACAACAGCAGGCACGCAAAGAGGCACAGGAGTAGGTCAGGCTGTGCGAAGTGTTATGCAGATTAAATCATTTCCTATAACTGTAGCTATGAATCACTGGATGCGTGGTATGTCACAAGCAACAATGGGTGGCACAATATCCTATCTAACTACCTTTGCCGCGGCTTCTACTATGATGGGTGGATTATCATTACAAGCAAAAGAACTAGCTAAAGGGCGTGATGCTAGAAACGTAGACGGCACATTTGTATTTGACGCATTTATTATGGGTGGCTCTGGCTCATTGTTTGCGGACTTTATATTAGCTGATTCAGAAAAGTATGGGCAGTCTTTAACTGAAAGCATAGCAGGCGTACAGGCTTCTACAGCTTCTAAGTTGATTAAGATGACTAAAGGTAACATTAAAGACGCATTAAAAGGTGAAGATACAAACATACTAGGTGATGGCTTGAACTTTATAAAAGGTTTAACGCCAGATACATGGTATACGCAGTTATTCACTGACAACATGATAGAAGCGTTTAGAAAAGAAGTAGACCCTAATAGGGAAAGAACATTAAATAAAATGGCAAGACAGCGACAGACTGAATATGGACAAGGTCAGTGGTGGCAACAAGGTGAATTAACTCCAGAATTTGTGCAGGATTAAGAGGATATAAAATGACAGTTACAGCGAATACAACTAGAAATGATTATGTTGGTAATGGGCAAAGCGTATACAGCTATACGTTTCAGCTTAACGATGCCTCTGACGTAACTGTCTACTTAGATGGTGTCGTGCAGACATTAAATACGCATTACACGGTAGAGAACGTGGGTGTAGGCTCAGGCGGCACTATTACATTCACTCTCGTAGATGAGAACAATAACCCTATACATCCAACATCTAGCCAAGCTATTTCTATTGTAATGGCAATGGACTTAGATAGAGATACTAACTATCAACAGTCTGGCTTGTTTGCGGCATCAGATGTTAACAATGATTTTGATCGTTTATGGCTTGCTTCTAATCAACAGCAAACAGCTATTAATAGATCGCTACGTTTACAAGATGATGATGCTACTACAGGCAATATGGAATTGCCTAGCAAGGATGACCGTAAAGGAAAGCTGTTAGGATTTAATGCTACTACTGGCTTGCCTGAAACATCAGACAATAATAATAGCAACTGGAATGCCGCATACAACAACATGATTACCTCTGCGTCATTTAGTGGTGGTAACTACACGCTGACCCAACAAGATGGCGGAACTATATCTACTAGCTTAGATGGTCGTTATTTACCGTTATCAGGCGGCACATTAACAGGCAACTTAGTGTTTGCCTCTGGTAGAATCTCCCTGCCAAATTTAGATATATATAAAGATGTATATGACACTAGTGTTATTGAAGAAACAGGGTTAGGGCATCTTATAATTAAAGGTACTGATGTACGTATCCAAACCTCTGATGGCGAAGATGTTATTCAGGGACAGGCTAATGGTGCTGTTACTCTTTACTATGATAATGCTGCTAAGTTGGCAACCACTAACACAGGTATAAGTGTTACAGGGACATTGTCTGCTACAGGCTACAACGATAGCAACTGGAATACTGCATATAGCAACCACATCACAGGGGTTAGTTATTCTGGCAATACCCTTACGCTAACACAGCAAGATGGTGGAACAATATTTACTACTATAAATGCTTCTGGTGGTGGCGGTGGTGGCGGTACAGCTACAGGTGTAGACCTAGCGGATAACGTACACGCTACCTTTGGGGATAATAATGAGTTACAGATTTTGCATAATGGTAACAATGGACAGTCTATAATTATGGAAACTGGTAGTGGTGATTTATCTCTACACACTAATGGGTCACAAGTTAATTTTTATGACAGTGCCAACAGCAACCAATTAGCTGAGTTTAAAACAGGTGCAGAGTGTAGCCTACGTTATAATGGTGATGAGAAATTTAAGACAACATCCACAGGTATAGACGTTACTGGCGGGATTACCGCATCAGGTAATATATTATCAGGCACAGATAGCGCACATGACTTAGGCAGTTCAAGCAAGCGATGGAAAGACCTCTACCTATCAAACAAAGTCTATACCAACTATATTGGCGCAGGTGGTGACACCGACACATACATGAGGTTTGCAGGAAGTAATCAAACCCTATGGGTTAATGGTGGTAGCGAAGCCATGCGTATTGCCTCTAATGGAAAAGTGGGTATAGGCACTGCTAGTCCTGCTACAGCTTTGCACGTTTTTTCAGGGCAAGCTGACGAGGGGCTGAGAATAGAAAGTGCAGACCAATACGCAGACATACATTTAAAAGATGCAAACGGCTCTAGCTACATTAGAAACAATAATGGTTCTCTTATATTAGAGGCTGATAGAGCAAATGCATCTAATGGGACATCTACTATATTTCAGTTAGATGGCTCGGAGATGATGCGTATTAATCAGTTAGGCAATGTAGGTATAGGTACTAGTAGTCCTGATGAAAAACTTGTTGTTAAAGCAGGGAGTTATTCATCAAGCCAAGATGGTGGTATTGCTGTTCAGATGGGCAGTGACACTGGTTCTCATTGGAAGTCAGCCTTAAAAATTAAAAGCAATGCTACTGGTAATCCTAGAACTGTTATTGAGGCTACAACAGGTCAAACAAGCGGGCAGGTCAATGAAGCGATTAGTATTCATACTTCTGGAAACGTAGGTATAGGTACTTCTAGTCCTGCTTATGCTTTAGACGTTAATTCAGGAACAAACAATGTTTCAGCACAGTTTCAGTCAACTGACGACACAGTATCAATATATTTAAAGGATAACGATACAACCAATAAAATACATTCAAGTGCGGCTGGTGTTCGTTTTGATGTAAGTGGCTCTGAACGTATGCGTATCGACTCATTAGGCAGATTAGGCATAGGTACTACTAGTCCAACACAATCTTTACACGTTAATTCAGGAGCAACAAATGTTGTTTCTAAGTTTGAGTCTAGTGATGCAGAAGCATATATACAGCTAAAAGAAACAGGTGGCTCTACACTCATAGGCAGTATAAGTGGTGCTACAACTTTTTATTCGGATGAGGCATTTACTGAACGTATGCGTATTGACTCATCTGGCAACGTAGGTATAGGTACTACTACCCCCTCGTCTAAACTGCATGTTTCATCTGGCTCGTCAGGCATAACGCCAGATTCAAACTCTACTGTATTCTTTGATAGTTCTGGCAGTAATACTTTACAGATGGGGTCAGGAACTTATAACTCTGCCGCACTTTATTTTGGTAATAGCTTTAGTGCATCAAGAGCAGGAATAGCGGTTAGTCATGGTGGCGGCTCGATGGCGTTTAGGAATTATGGCTCGGAAGCGATGCGTCTCAACTCAAGTGGTTATTTAGGGGTAGGCACTACTGCTCCTTCAGCAAGGATTACTGCACATGGCGGTGGTAACGCAACATCTGCCCCCGCTAGTACTGTTATACAAGGAAGAAATACTAATGGAAGTGCCTATATACAATTAGCCTCTAATACTTATGGCAGTGGCGGTATATATTTTGGTGACACTGCGGATAATGACGCAGGTGGATTAATTTATAGTCATTACTATAATAAAATGGAGTTTAGAGTTAACACACAAACACGAATGTGTGTAGCCGCAAATGGAATGGTTGGTATTGCCACAACTTCCCCTACAAACCTTTTAGATATTAATGGTGATACACTTAGATTACGAAACTCAAAAACACCGGCGTCTGCTACAGCAACAGGTAACAAAGGCGAAATATGCTATGATAGTGACTACATGTATGTTTGTGTAGCAACAAACACTTGGAAACGTGCCGCACTGGCATCTTGGTAAACAACTGGAGAAAACTTAATGAACTTCACAATAGAAGAACTTGAAAGAAACACAGACGGTGGCGTTAAAGTAGTACACTGGCGTGTTAGTAAAACATCTGGAGAAAACACAGCATCATCTTATGGTACTTGTTCTTTCTTCCCAGACACAACTGCTGAAGGTTATGTGGCATTTGACTCACTAACTGAAGCTAATGTAATTGCTTGGGTAGAAGCTGACTTAGACACAGCAGACATCGAGGCTAATCTTGATGCTGACCTAGCGGAACAAGCAACACCATCAACACTAACAGGGACACCTTGGTAATGATTACTATTGATGACAAGACGTACACGGAAGATGACCTAAGTGAAGAGCAAGTAGTTTTAGTAAAGCGTGTTAATGAACTACGCAATGAATTAGGTCAATATGAAATGCGCGCGCAAGAGCTTAATGTTCTTATAAGTGCGTATGCCAACTCAATTAAAGAAGGTCTGTCTGAGGAAGAATAATGTCAAACTTAGAGCCAAGAGTAAGCAAGTTGGAGTGGCGTGTAGACAATCACTCTGCACAACTAACAAGACTGCATAATCAAACGTCTGAACTAAGAGATGAGTTACATAATATTAACAGATCATTACTTCAGATTAAGTGGTTAGCACTTGGTGTTGGGCTTGTGATAGTAGGAGAATCTTTTGGCTTAGGCGGCATGATGAGAGTGCTTGGAGTATAATATGTGGCAAACATTGATAGGTCCTATTGCTAACATTGCAGGTGGCTACCTAAAGAACAAGGCAGAAGAAAAGCAAGCCAAGCATGAGGCTAAGATGAAGGTCATACAGAGTGATAGTGACTGGGAATCTAAAGCTGTAGATGCTTCTACTAACTCATGGAAGGATGAGTTCTGGACACTAGTATTAGCTGTGCCTATCTTTATGATTGGTTACGCAATAGTAGTAAATGACACTACGGTTATAGACAGGGTAGAGGATGGCTTTGTTGCCTTGTCTAACTTACCAGAGTGGTATCAGTATCTACTATTCATAGCTATCTCTAGTTCGTTTGGCATCAAGGGCGTATCTAAGCTGATGAGTTTGCGTAAGTGAGACTGCTGTTACTGTTATTCTCTGTGTCAGTGTATGCGTCAGACAGCCAACAGAACGGTGATCTAAACAACAACACACAAGACTCTACGGTTAACAGTAATAATGTTACAACAAGCACTACAACCCAGAACGTAGGGGCAGGGGCAGGGAAGCCTAACCCAGTAAACACTGCTATATCTCCATCCCTTATGTCATCAGGTCAGGATACTTGTCTA